TGTGGACGTTCAGGCCGAACAGCGGCCAGTTCCCCTCGCTGCGGCCCCGAGGCTCGGTGTAGGCGTTGATCGCCCGGTACGCGCCCTTCGCGATGATGTCGCGGACGGCCTTGGGCAACGGCTTCGACGTATACGGTTCGTAGGGGTTGCCGAGGTTGATCGTCGCGACGTCGATCGACCATTCCCCGCTCTCCACGAGGACCGCGACGGTGCGGTCGCGACGGGCGGCGACTTCTTGGAGGGCCTCCAAGAACCCGGCCACGGTGCCGGGGCGTTGCGTCCAGTCGTTGAAGGAGAAGTTCAGGGAGCCGTCGAGCACGGGCAAGGCCACAAAGGTGTATTTGGTAGGCATGATGTTGACTTTCAGGTTGGGGGATGTGGGGGGCCGAAGCCCCCCGAGGTTGATCAGATCTTGGCGGTGATCCACGTCTTCACGCCGCCGTAGACGACGATGTCGAATCCGACGCCCTTGACGCTGCCGCTCTCAACCTTCACGACGGTCCCCGTGTCCACAACGTAGACGGCTTCCTGTGCCGCCCCGATGGCGCACGCTGCCGCATGTGCGATCGCGGCATGCGGGAACACGCACGACCAATCGAGCACGACGATGCCGTTGGAATTCTTCCACCAGCCCACGCACAGGCCGGAGTCGAGATAGGCGCCCGCCTCGTAATCCGCGACTTCGTAGCGGCAGTCGCTGTCGGCTCCCTTGTTGATGGCGGCGGCAAGCGCCGTCCGCCGCACGAGACTGCGGGTGCGGAACATCCAGTCGGCGATGGAGTACAAGAAGTAGGTGCCGTTGCCCGACGGGAGCATGCATTCGGTCGTCTTGTCGAACGAGACGGCGATGCCAGTCTTGGGGGATTCGACGACCGCCGCGAGGTTCTCGTCGTCGAGACCGCACATCAGGATCGACCCGCCTTCGGGGTTCTTCGAGATCTCGGCGGCGATCGCGGCGGCGGCGCGGATGGTCGACAATTCGTAGGACGACAGTTTGTTCAGATTGGCGCTTGACATATAGGTTCTCAGTGGTGCTTTCAGGTTGTGGTCGGGGTCATCCCCGGCGCCCTCCACGGTAACACACCGTGGAGGATGCCAAGGCTGTATGACAGACTAGGCGGCGGAGGCCTCGGCGGCCTTGCGGGCCCTCCGCTGTTGGGCCTGCTTGCCGTTCGAGGCGTAGGCCATGAGGCGGGCGGCCTCCGAGAGCGTGATCTCGTCTCGGATCCGACGGAGGAGGGTTTCGCGTTGGCGCTTGGTGAGGGTGCGCGATTCGCGTCCGAGGATGAAGGCGGTGATCGCGACGGAGAGGAGCAGTGCGGTGAGGAGGGTTGCAGTCAGCATATAGGTCTCAGGGTTGGGGTTCAGGGTTGGGGTTCAGGGTTGGGGGAAGGTGGGGGGCCGGAGCCCCCCGGTTTGATCAGACGGTCTTGGTCTCGGCAGCGATGATGCGACGGAGGCGCTCGGCATACTCGATGACCTCGGCGATGGCCGCATCGATCAGGTGGTTCTTGCCACCGGAGATGCGAGCACATTCGTAGGACTCGATCACGTCTTCCAAGTCGGTGTCGACGTCGTCGGTGTTGCCGTCGAGGATGGAGAGCGCCAAGCCAGTGGCGTAATCGCACTGCGGGCAGAGACCCTCGTAGGAATTGCATTCGCGGTAGCGACGCTCGCAGCAGCCACAGGTCAGGATCTTGTTGGCACGCTTGCCGAAGCCGTTGTTGTTCGATTGGATCTTCATCGTCGTGGTCCTTTTTGGTTCAGGTTTGAGCCTGCGGCACTCGCCGTCAGGTGGCAGCATCATGCCACCGCTTTCGGACCTTGCAACCCCGGAGGTTAAAATTTTTTTTTTCGAAGGCCTCGAAGATGCGTTTTTCCCTTGTTTTCTAGGGGTTTTCGCTTCGAAAAAAAGTTTTCAAATTCTCTCGAATGGCAGTCCGGTTCGTCCCTCGGGCATCGCACTGGTCGCGAGCCGATGGGTCGGATGCGGGGTGCCGCAGGGCCTCGAAAACGCAGAAAAGCCTTGTTTTCTAGGTGTTTTCGTTGTTTTCGTCGAAATGGCCTAGAAATGAAGCGAAAAGGTGGCGCTCCGCTCGACGACGATGGACGACGTCGCCCGCCGCTCGACGCCCTCGACCGCTCGACGCCCTCGACCGCTCGGCGCCCTCGACGCCCTCGACCGCTCGGCGCTCGGAGTCGCATGTACGACGAGAGACGTCGGATCTCTCGGCGACCTCGTCGCCCATCGCTCTACATGCGACGAGAGCACCACGTCCTGACGTCGTCTCTCGTCGTCGTGGCGGCTTGGTGTCGACGTCGATCGGATCGACGCTCGACCGCGACGTCGGGGAGGGGCGTCGGCCCCCACCCCCCACGGGGGGGAGGCGGCGAGTTCGTTCTAGAATCACCACTTCACGACACACACCATTTTTAAAGTTCCTCGTACTATGGAAATGCAGAACCCCCGCAACTAAGTACGGGGGTCTGCATCTATGACGGTCCTAAGTGCCCCGACTCTACATCGGGGCCTACTTCTGGTCGAGGGCCTTCAACATGGCCCGCAAATCGCTCTCGTGGACCAGAAAGTAGCCAGCAGAGTTCTTAAGCACCCCCTGCTTTCCGGTCTGATCTAGGACCACCTGAACCTCGTTCTGGGCCACCCTAGGCCATCCCTTGGTCATTCCATCCACCGGATGAAGCGTCCCAAGAATAACATCAGAACTCGAGCACCCCACGGCCACGAGAAAGCACATCATCCACGGGAGTCGAGAGCACCTCATCCATAACACCAACCTCGTCCACAGCACGCTGAGAGAATACCACACGGATGACCTCCTTAAGAACTTCGACAACGATCTGAACAATGATCGAAGCCATTACTTCGACTCCAACTTCTTAACCGCGAGTTCGATCATCCCGCGAATGCGAGCCTCGCCCCACGTCTTAATGAAGTCGGCGACCTTGGGGCCAGCGATCTCGAGGGCCTTCTTAAGGGCCAGATCTCGAGCCTCGGCCTTTTCTTCGTCGGTAAGTTTGCCGTCGAAGTTCCGCTCCTTCAGGGCCTCGACATAGATGACCTTAACCTCGGCGACAGCCATCAGGAACGCACGGGTGGCGTCGCGGTACTTAAGGTCCTTGTCGAATCGCTTAACGATGTACAGCCCGAGAAGGGTGGCCACCGCAATGAATGCCGAAAACACAGCGTCAGTAAATTCAATATCCATACATCCTCATTCCGGAACGGGGTCCGGAGTAATTGGTTCGATGAATCTAGGGGTGGCATTCGAATCGTAAGTCCAACCGGGAGAGCAACGCTCGTTTTCTCCTAGTTGTACAGTTGTAAAGCCGTCGAAGAAGTTATCACCCCCGGCCCAAATCACAACATTGTCAACAATATTATCGGGGCGAACAATGGCCCATCGAAAACTAATCATTGCAAATATTCCCAAAAGAAGACAACGAAACCTGTACCGCCTACACCACCGTCCCCACCTAGTGATCCTGCAAATCCTGCGGCAGATCCTCCTCCACCACCAGTCCCCCGCCATCCATCGCCGCCGTTTCCACCTTTGGAGACTGCGGCATTATCGCCACCTGTTCCGCTGTTGCCTCCAAAAATAGAAAGGAAGTACAACTGCTCCATTGAGGGGGCTTCACGCAATCCTGAGTAGCAGGATTGAACAAACTTTTCATAAACATCTCTAGAATGTTTACCGTCGATTGAATAACCAACCGATCCACCACCAAGTGAAGAACGTGATCCTAAAAATTGAGGAGGTTCCATTGGTACGAGGTTTCGGCTTGAGGCTCCACTACCGCCACCACCGCCACCACCCATAACAATTGAAGAAGCGAATGGGTAAGAACGAGTACCCGATTGAATAATTCCCGGCCCCGCAGGAAATGAAGTTGTACCCGCTGCCCCCGCAAAACCGGGAGTCGATCCTTGAGAAGAAGCAGTACCACCCGTTCCTGAAGTACCTCCCGCTGCGGTTCCACCACCACCACCACCGCTTCCACCTGCGGCTTCTAACCTCCAAGTAGAAGTTCGCGAACCTTCCCATGTAAAAACAAATTCAAGGTAGGTGCTTCCACCGCTGCCGCCGCCAGTACCTGCGGCGGGGCTTGTGGTTGCGCCTAAACCTTTAGTTCCATTTGCCCCCACTACCACTTTAAAGTAGTTGACGCCAATGGCATAAAAGGCTTTAAGCGGGACTCTGTATCTAAAGTTACTCGCACCCCCGCCACCTCCACCACCACCGCCTGCACCAGTGGCCGTGTTAAACGCACCACCGCCGCCACCGCCTCCACCACCTACAACCAATATAGATACATGGGAAGCATCATTTGGAGGAGTGATAAAGCACGACGAAAATGCTTCTTGAATCTCAATTGGTTTTTTAGCGAAGGCAGATCCTCGCCCCCATCCGTCATACAATCCGTTATTCATATTAGTAAGTCGCGCTAAAAACGGTTACATGAAATGTTTCAGCGTTGTTTGTCGAAGCGTAAAGAATTGTGTCTTGGCTAGAGCCATTTCGCCCCGGCAACACAAATCCGTTCAACGAAGAAACAAACGCTGTAAACGTGGGAGTAGTCGCAGTAGTCAAGGTGTTAGCGGGAACCGGGGTCTCTGCTACAAATCGCTTTGTAGTTCCTCCATCCGTCGAAATGAAAAATCGAATCATTCCGGCAGATGTGGTCACCGTAGCAACGATAAGGATTCCTAGGATTCTCTTACCAACGCCCGTTCCGGCTGAAGCGGAAGGGCCAATTGCGATTTGAACTACGGTTCCAGTACCATCACGGTTTGTGTTGGCTGTGTTAAGAACAGCAGTTTCGATAACTGGAGCCGTAGAATATTGAGCAGCCGTTGCCATTAGATAATCCCCGCTTGATGGAGAAGGAAGTCAGGAGCAGATCCACCACTAGCAGTTGATTCAATAGTTACTGTAGTGGATGTAGAAGAAATGTTAATGCCAGAACCCGCAGTCAACACACGTTCATTCGTAAGTGTTGCATTGGAGTTCAATACAATGTAATCGGCGTCGGATGGTGCGCCGCCAGTATTTGCCACCCATTTAAGGCCAGTTGTTTCCGCTGAATCAGCAGAAAGAATCTGACCGTTTGTGCCTACGGGGAGGCGTGCGAGGGCCGAAGAATCTCTTGTGAGAATGTCGCCTTTGGTCGTGAGAGTGGAGGTCCCACCTTCAGGGCCCTGAGGCCCTGTTGGTCCCGCTACACCTTGAGGTCCTTGAGGTCCAGCAGGTCCTTGAGGTCCAGCAGGTCCTTGAGGTCCAGCAGGTCCTTGAGGTCCAATAGGCCCTTGAGGCCCATCAGGTCCTTGAGGTCCAGCAGGTCCTTGAGGTCCAATAGGCCCTTGAGGTCCAATAGGCCCTTGAGGCCCATCAGGTCCTTGAGGTCCAGCAGGTCCTTGAGGTCCAGCAGGTCCTTGAGGTCCAGCAGGTCCGATAGATCCCGTAGCGCCTGTAGCCCCGGCAGGACCCTGAGCCCCCGTGGGCCCGACACCCAACCGAGACCCGTCGGTCGACAACACGTACCACCCGGTCCCCGCCTCGTAGTTCAGGCTGTAGCCAGCCAGAAGCATGGTCTTAGTCAGGGTCGGAGTCGTGGTACCGTCGTCAATGTAGACCTCTACCGTGACGGCTGCGCTGTCCCTGTTAAAGATCGTCAAAGACTTGAGGACGTGCTCCCGGTTGGCCGCAGGGGCCGTCAGGACCGTCACAGGGGTCGTGCCGGACAAAAGCCCGTACTCCGTCTTGGCGGAGTAGGAAGACGATCCGTGGTCACCGTAGGCGACCTCGTAGAAAGGTTGCAAGGTTGCCGGGGCCGCCGACAGCACAGCCTTGATCGATTTAGTTGTCGCGTTGAGAGCCTTCACAGCCCGATATCAATCCATCGCATAATGTCTGAGTGCACCGCACCAGAACCACCACCGCCCCCGCCACCACCGGACGGCGTCTGCCAAGAGACGCCAGCCGAAACCGAGGAGTCCGCAGTTAGGACCTGCCCGTCGGAGCCAACCGAGATCGCGACCACCGACTCTCCGTTCGACACCAGCATTTCACCCTTCACGTTGGCCGGAAGGGCTCGAGGCACCCGTGAGTCGCGATCCCTGAGATTGCTCATGCCTTCTTCTTTGCCCCAAGGCGAACAGAGGCGATAACGAGGCCGATGAGGGCCGCCACAGCGTCATCACTCCGCATCTCCCTACAACGGTTGTTGTAGGTCGCCATCGCCGATCGAATCGAGTCCTCGAACTCCGGAGGGACCTTGGCCTGTGAGTCTTTGTTCTTCAAGGACCATTCGATCCCGTTGGCCATCGCAATGGCCAATTGGGACGAACGGGCGCTGTTCAGGTCAAGGAAGGACCGAATCAAAGTGTAGACGATGGGCTCCACCTCGCTAGCGATCCCCGTAAAAGGATCAGCGGGGGGAGGGGTAATCTTGGTAGTCATTAGTTAGATCAAACCATGTTGAGGGTCGAATTGATCTTCGACACAATGTAAGAGATCGAGAAGAACCCAGTGCCTGTAGTTCCAGCGGTAGTAATCCGCATACCGTTACCGTCCGGAAGATTGAAAAGACCCAAACCTTCCGGAGGCGTAAGGTTAACGGGATTATTTGCGGCTAAATTAATAGTGACAACCGCAGTGCTTCCTGCTCCGATGTAATCGGAAGAAGAGCAACTTGCATTAGCAGCCCCAGCAGAATCGCAACCTTGAATAGTCAAAGTAGACGCTGCTGAGGAAACAGCAGAAATGCTCAAAATAGTAATTCGGCTGCCAGCGGCTGCCGTAATAAAATTTGTAGCCGGAACCGCTGATTCGAACTTACCGAACACTCGACGAACAATTCGAGCATTATGATGCTCTGGGATGTAATCGCAAATCTCACTCATGGTTCGACTCCGAAATCCCGAGCACAAGTTGAATCATTTGACTGGGATTATCGACAATAACTCGACAAATAACAGACTCAACGATGCGGGTAACCGCTTCGTCGAACTCAGCAGATTTCGACACACCGTGCTCATGCATAGCGGCGTGGCAGAGTTCGTGGACCAGAGTCGACCAGACTCCGGGCGTGCGTTCAGAGAGGGACTTAAGGGCCCGAGGGCCAAGGACAATCTTGTGGTCGTCCGGGCAGCAAGCGCCCCAAAGACCATCAGCCAAGGGGTCCTTAACTACTTCGTAGTGGTGAAGACCAACCTTCCATGAAGAAGGAAACTGAACGCCTTCAATTGAATCAGTAGAAGGCTTATGGTTCTTTTTATTCTTCTTCATAAATAACTACAAAATAGAAACTTAAGAGAGTGCGGGGGATTCTCCCCCTGCGCCCCCTCCCCCTCCTAAGGTTCCCCCAAAATTTATCGGCGTCAAGGACCCCTACATATTGCGACGAGAGACTCTTCTGAAGGTTGCCGCCCAGTTGGTCGGGTGTACAATCCCTCGATGCCTTCGAAGAAACGACCAAAACGCCTTCCGAGCAGCCGCAAAGTTTCAAAGACGACTCGGTTGAAGGATCGGGTTAGAACGTGGAAAGCCTACGGCATTTACTTTGAAAGTTACGAAGCGGCCTTGGAAATGGCCGAAGAAATTGAGAAGCCTGAAAAATTTTGCACCATTTGCGGGGTGACAAACGAGGAACTGAAGAATCGGCAAAACCGTGGGTTGTGTCTTGATCACGATCACGTATCTCACAAGCCTCGTGCGTTCTTGTGCGGTCCTTGTAATTCTTTGGTTTCATTCTATGAAAAGGGCTTTTTAAGTAAGAACATCTTTATCAACATCGTTCAGTATGTTGAAAACTATGATGCCCTTCGCAAGCCGTTATTCTGATCTGAGAGCCGTCGGCTCTTGAATCCAACGGTCGTGTTTCTTATCACGGTCCTCGACGGGCGAAAGTCCCATAAGTAGGCGGGGAAGTCCAAAGCCGCTTTGAGTGGCCTTCAAGATTTTCTCGAATTGTTCCAAGTCCCTGTTGCGTTTTTCGTCTTCAGGGCTCAACCCAAGGTGCTGAACCAAATGAGCAACAGCCATAGCGAGTGCGTCAAGACGGTCGTCGTGGATGAGGCAGTCCTTCTCCCAAGTCACGTGGGTCATCTGGTACAGCAGGCTGTAAGTCATAGTGGAGTCACTTTGGTCGGTTGGAACGGAGAGGTCGTCGTCAAGGGCCTTCTGCGTGAAGGTGACTCGATGCTGATTCAATGCAGGCTCGAGGGCTTGGATGATTCGCTTTTCCTTCTGGGTATAGTGTTTAATTGGAAAGATGGTTGTCGGCCACGTATCCGCGAGGTACGGCTTGAGGAGCGTCGTCCACGCACCATCCGAGAAGTTCTCTTCGATTACAACCCCTTGAACCTTTTCCGATCGAGCGATGTCCGCAAGCCGCTGAAGGTTCTCCTTACTGTGGCCCCCTCGGAGACCGATGACTCGAGTAACGAAGAAGTGACCACCAAGGGCGTGAACGACAACGGCAGCCGTCTCGTCAAGCCCACGTCCCGCAGGGTCAATCGCAAGGACCGAGGCCGTGGATGGCACGTAATTCCCCTCGACGGCCCTAGCACGGTGTAAACGGTCTCCGGAGAAGCCTCGGGACGGGTAATCCTTAATTTCTAGGAACGGCTCGCAGCCCCATCGCACGATCTCTGGGAAGGCGGCGCTCGAGATGCCGACCACGGAAAGATCGTCAAGTTTCAACGGGAATCGTTCGGAATCGGAAAGCGAGCAGTCCAATTGAAACTGAAGCGCAAAGCCAGACGATCCGTAGGAAAGTTCTCTTGAAACAAGTTCTTGTTCCGGAAACCGCGAGTCGGTCGGGGCACCGAGGTTGGACTTGGCTCCGTATTTTGGCTCACTTAGTTCCGGGTTCTTAGCGAGGCGGGCCCGCAGTTCCGGTGCGAGGTCCTGACCGTACACGACCATCTTGTTTGTCGTCGGGTAGCGCGAGGGCCAGACCCATCGCGAGTAGCCGCGATTGGGGAGAATTGAATAAACCGACTCTTGAGATTGAGGCGTGCCCAAGAAAACGATGCGCCCGCCCGGCTTCAAGATTGCGTCGAATTCCTTGACCGACTCGGCCAACTTCTCGCGCAGGATAGGCGTTGCGGAGTTGTTCGGCACCTCGATGTCGTCAGCGATGATCCAGTCGGCTCGAGAGCCCGTAAGTTGCCCGGTGATGCCGACGGACTTGAGGGACGGGGCGTGGGCCGCCGGGGCCCCGTAGACGTCGAAAGAGGTCTTGAGGGCCCGTAGGTCATTTCCCCCGTGCTCTGGGTGCAAGTGGTTCAGCCACGGTATGTCCCGCAAGATCTTCATGCAGAACGTCGTGAACTGCGTGGCGCGGTCAGCCGATGCCGAGGCCACCAGAATGTTCAGCGACTGATTCCAGTACAGAAGCCAAATGCAGAACGCAGAGGTCACCCACGACTTGCCGACGCCACGGAAGGCCTGAATCATCAGGCGTGCCTCTTCGCCCTGAAGTTGATTCGCGATCGCGTATTGTGCGTCCGTCGGTTCCGGAAGACCGAGGTCACGCCATAGGATGAACAGGAAGTTGCGGAAGTCCTTCAGATCATTGTTCGAGTGCATTACTCATTTGCCGCCTTCTTTGCGTGGGCCGCAAAGGGGAGGACCTCTCCAAGTTTAAGGATAGGCGGCGGTGCCTTCTTCTCTTCGACGTTTACAACGATTCCGTTGTTCTTGAGAAGGTTGACGGCCACCGCAAGTTCCGCAGACGTGGCCTGACCGGACTCAACTTTGTTGAGAAGGTCCGTGGCGACCGCAGTCTGAAGTTCTTTGAGAATGTTCTTAATATTATCATCCATGAACAAACACCTTTGAAGCAATCCCGAGAATGAAGCCGAAGATTGCGGTAAAAATCCAACGATACCACCAACGCATTCCCTTTATCGATTCCTCAACGTGACTCATTCGAGTAGTCAGTCCCGGTTGACCATTGCCTCGAAGGGTGTGATCAATTGAGTTGACCTTTTCCTCAAGTCGCTCGAGGATTGCTTGGATAGTTTGAGTATCCATCAATCTTGAACCTTCTGAATCAGAATGTCGCCGTAGTGGAGGAAAATGCCGGGGTTCGTCGCGGAGTTGCGGCATGCGACGATGGCAAACTTGTCCGTGGTGTTGCTGGTGCTTCCGGTAAGTATCCGTGTAAACGATACCGACACGGTCCTCGCTGAATCAGCCGCCCCGACCACACCACCGCCAGATGCGTTGGCGTCGTTAAGGGAAGATGCGGTAGTGGGTGGAGTAACATTATAGGTTACCGGAGCCACAATTACTTCTCTCCACGCAGTGCGCGGAGAAGCAATTGCAACTGCAAACTCTTGACCAGTCGCGCTTGCGATGCTGAACACCAGATTGACAGTAACCAAGTAAGCAGAAGTTGCTGTAGTCTTTAGAATAAACGACCTGCTTGATTCTTGGTCGACGTCGGTAGAGGTGTTGTTTACCGACACAATTCCAGAGAAATTCAAATGGTTCGCGGAACTGTTGTAATCAAAGTCTCTCCATGCTGTCGACGTGTCCGCAGTCAGCATTGGATGCGTGTTTGTAGCCGTCGGGGCAAACTTTGCTGAATACAGAACGTCCAGCATTCCCCCGTTCCGACCGTACACTTTATGGTTGTTGAGAACCAAGTTTCGACCGTCGACAGCCGGAAGTCGAGCACTACCATCAAGAGCCACCACGTTGTTTGCAGCGGTTCCCGTAGCGGTCGTAGCAGTTGAAGTCAGTCCGAGATTGGTCCGTGCGGTAGCAGCGCTCGAAAGATCCGAAAGGTTTAAAGACTTTCGCGTGTACCGACCGTCGGCGTCATTAACCGTCGGAAGGTTAGTACCGCCAGTTCCAACCGTGTAGGTCGCGGCGGTCCCGAGCCCGAGGTTAGTGCGAGCGGTCGCGGGCACCGTGGCGGACCACGATCCGCTCGAGACCATCAGCACGTTTCCGTTGTTCGCCCCCGTGACAATCGGAAGGCCAGAAAGGTTACCCAAACCGTAGGCCTGAAGGTCGCCCAATCGAACAGCGTCTCCGTATTCAGTAGGTGCCGCAAGTTCGCTAAGGCGGCGAGATCCCGCAGAGAGCGCGGACTCCGTCGGGTACTCCAGAGACACGGAGTCCGATTCAATCTTGTCGGCGACCTCTTGCACCGCAAAGTACGCCTGAATCGAAGCGGAGTCGAGAATCTCACCAGTCACCACCGAGGCGTCCGTGAAGTTGACAACTCGGTCGTCGACCGATGTCGGCGTCTGTCGGACTACGGTGACAACCTGACCATTACTTGGTTTGGTAATCAAAGTAAGCACAGGCTCGTTAATACCACCCCACTCAGCCTGCGGCCCGGAGATCGAGTAGTCGACGTCGATGGTTTTAAGAACACCAGCGTAGTAGACCTTTACATGATCGCCACGGAGAGTGGGAAATGAAAGAATAACCTCGTCGGTGCCGCTATACGAAAATGAAGTGCGTGCAAAAGGCATTAGCGACCTTTCTTCTTGTTATACGTATCGATGAGTTTCTTGACTGTTTCGTCCATTTGTTCTCTTGATTGTCCCTTACCAATGTCATCCTTTTTGATCCAATTTTGAGACATTTCAAACAAATCCGGATCTTCTTTAAGAAGTTCTGCCCAAGCCGCTTTTCTATGTTTATTAATCTCGTTCGAAAGCGATTTAGCGGCCTCTGAACGCTTGTTCCCGAACCCATATCCATGAGTATATCCCCTAAATTGAGCAGAGTTAATCAAATTTTTAAGGCTATTGTAACTTCCCATATCAAGCATTTTTTGACCTAGTTGATCATACACAGTGTTTCCTTTAGGGCCAATTTTTCGAAGATCGAGTTTAGTAAGAGATTCGTGTTGGTCGCTTGTGGGCGCTGAATAGGACAACGTGTCTTCCATGCCGTTATCGAAAAGGGCCTTTTGCACGACATTCATTTTAGATGCTTTCTTCCCTTGTGCGGGATTGAGCATGTAATTCAGAGCCTCCAAGAAAGAGATATCTGCGTCGTATAGCGGATTTTTAATTTGCAAACCTGTGACGCTGCGGCGTGCGCTTACGCTGTTGCGATCGTAATACTTGTTCCACCAGAAATCAGAGAAGGTTTTAAATTCGCGCATGTACTTATCGTTGTAGGTATTAATAGAGTTCATCGCCATAGAACCGGGGAGCACACCAGAACTAAGGGAACCAAGCCAGCGCGGAAGTTTATTATCCGGGTCGTGAGACGCTTCGATAAAGTCGTTGAGACCAGTCATAAAAGACTTATCAAGAACGCCACGAACTAGAGCAGTGTACACAGGTCGAGCCAGCATTTCGAAAACTTCAACCTCACCGTCGGACTTGTCGTAAGCCTTCTTTCCTAGTGTGAACATGTCAACAATCATGCTCACAACTCCAGCAAAGGGTTCCGCAAACTGATAGGAGTGCCATTCGCCACTGCTGTCCCTGATGGACATAGGACGATGGGTCTTAAGCCATTCCTTACGTTCTTGCTGGTCGGTCGGGCCTGCCCCAGTAATATCTCCGCTATCGGTCACCATAAACAAAGTTATGTAAGCGATAGTTGCGGTAAGTGCTTGCCCATACGCCTGCGAGCGGACAGCGGGATCTTTAGCGTGGAATCGATTGACAAAATCGTTCTTCCAATCTTCGTCTCCGGTGAATTTAGTAGAACGGCTTCCCACTCCCAACATTTTGTAGGCAACCGCTTGAAACGGAGAGGCGGCCATTGAGACACCAGCGCCAATAATGTTGCCGGGGATGTGCAAGAACGGGAAGATCACCGCCGCTCCGAAACCGATGGTCTTTTCAAAGGCCGACGAGTTCGGGTCGCCACGCTTTAGCCTGTTGATCCAGTTCATGAACCGAGACCAAATTCCCTCACGATCAAGCGGGTCCTGAGTGAAGGTTCCCTCTGATCCAAGGCGCTCCGCCACTCGAAGATTCGAGGTCAGTTCGCCCCACATGCGGAGGAGTTCGTCGTTGTCCTTAGCGGGCCGCCCGTTGTAAATGGCAACATTCTCTTGCACCTTTAGACGGAAGTTCCTAGCAGTGGCAACCGAAACTGCCTGATCGTATTCCGGAGTATCTGCCCCAAATCCCTTTGCAATCATTGCGGCGCCTTCGACGTTGATTGCATCTTGACGAGCCTCGGCCATAATCCGCTGGTCCGTCATTCTAAAATGACTCGACATCATTTTAGTGTACATAGCGTTTGCGTCAGCCGCAGGATTCGTAGATCCATTTGCGACTGCACGTTCGAAGAAGTTTGCCTTGATGTGCGCTCGTTGGGCAAATTGAGTGAAGAACTCGTCCGAAAAGTTATTTACTCTATTAAAAACTTGATGAATCGGGTCAAACCAAGTTTTCATCCAATTAGCGACATCACCACGAAGCGTTCCGGGCGGGAATGCTTCACTGAAAATTCCGCCGACGCCGAGCATCTTATTTGGAGTTGCGCCGTCCGCTGTAACGTACCGGACATTCTTCTTAAACGAGTCTTTAGCAATAGTGAACGACTCTCCAATTGTCGCAAACGCTGTGGCAAGTTGCCTAAAGTGATAGGAAACCATTCTCCCATTTCCGCTTACCGCTCCTCCAGCCATTCCCATAGCAATTCGCATAAGAATGTTTCCGGCGGCGCTCATGGAGTTTTTCGCACTGGTCATGGGATTCGACAAAAGATTTGTCGAGTACCAAGAAGCAAACGCCATGTTGAGCGGGTGGAAAATAAGCGGATTGGAGATGCTGCCACCCGCTTGAGCGACTTGGCGAATATGCGCGGCCATATTCATGATTGTCGCTAGGTTCTGGCTTTGATTTCCCGCGCCTCCAGTTGAGCCTCCGAATCCTCCGACTCCGAGAACCTTCTGAAGTTCAGCGTGCGCGTCCATCTCCTCTTGAAGTTGCTTATTCAAATCCGTGATCTTTTGATCGCGGCGATCCAACTTATCCTTAAGAAGTTGAATCTCAGAACGGCGGGAAGCCAATTCGGTCTTCAACTTGTCGATGACTTGCTGACGTTCGGCACGCAACTTCTCGAGCGCTTGTTCGCGGACCTCGTCCGCCTTATCAAGTTGGCCCTGAGCCCTTCGTCGCTCGCTTTCGATCTTCTTCGCGAGAGCCTTGGCCTCCTCTTCACGCTTCTTAGCGGCCTCGGCCTTGCTCAAGGCCTTCTTGGTGTCCTTAGCGCCTTCGGTAAGAAGTTCCTCAGCAGTTCCCAATTCCTCTTCAAGTTCGAGGACGCGCATTTGCGATGCCTCGAGTTCCTTAAGAGTGGCGTCCAATTCCTCGCCGAACAACCCTACCGTGTCGTTGGCATACTTGAGGTCGTCAATAAGTTTTTGGACATTCGCGCTAAGT